TCTGGGAAGGGTATCGCAGTGATGACCTATTACGTCAATTCGGTTGTGACTTTGATGCATATCTAAAATTTCTTGCTAAACACTATGCTGATTTTCGCGTACATGCTGGAACATTATTGTCATGGGGTACTACGAGGCGATTAGTATATATTCGAGATGGCGGAATATGCGATATATGCAAAGAAAAATTGGATTGGGATGAATATGAATGTGGTCATATCGTTGATCGTGTCTGCGGTGGAAGTAATAGGTTGGAGAATTTAGTTGTGATGTGTGGATTGTGCAATCGAAAAATAAAGATAATGCATGAGACAAAAGAAGAGTATTGCGCATGGAAAGAAATAATAAGCCCAATAATGCAAACCGTTAGAATGCATATTAATTAAAAGATTGCATTGACTTTAATTTTGTGCTAGAATAATTCTATAAATTTGGTGCCCGCTCTTTTGCGGGCGATGTCGGAAGTAACGCCCGACGACTCTATTAATGAGTCGTCGGGCGTTTTTGTTTGCATAAGGTCAATGATCGCATGGTACTTCACAATTTACTTCCTGGCATTATCGCGTTGTTTGGATTGATCTCAGGAATTTACATTCTTGGAAAGAGTAATCAGCAACGGGTGAAGGCTGACCATGTGTTGCAGATCAACTTTATTTGTTTGGGATTGGTGAATATTTACAGTGGAACCGTGTATGGGTTGGTAGTGTTTGGCTTAGTCTCTTCGATGCCATATTCAGAAGTATCAATTTTGATACGACCAGCGGTTTTATTGCACATTGTTTTGCCGTTTTTGATCTCGTGGCGGATGGGCCTGTAATGAATTTTGAAACATGGGCTACATGGGCAGGGATCCTTGTCTCTTTGATATTGGGAGTGCTGAACTTTAGAAACTCATCCGTGCGCAATAAGTCGCAGGGGATGCTGGACGAAGGAAACTATATCAATACGTTGAATGAGTCGGTGCGGCTGGCAAATACCAGAGCGCTGAACGCAGAGCGGGAAACGGTTGATGTGGAGAATAAAGGTGAAGAGCGCGAGAAGCGGCTGATTAAAAGAATAGACGAGCTGGACGAAAAACTGGAGATCGTTGTCGCTGAAAACAAGCTGCTCAAAAAGGAAATGGCCGATATGCATATGGCGCAGGTTGTGTCGCAACGGTTGATCGAAGAACAACGACGAGAAATTATTGCACTGCAAGGATTTTCAGAACGGCTGGTGAAGCAAGTTATCTCTTTTGGCGGTATCCCTGAGCTGTATAAGCCGCATATTTCAAATGACCATTAGGACAGAATGACCGAACCTGAGATAGAAAACAAAAAGACGGACCCGAATACTTTGTGGTTTTACGCGGGGCTTGCGTTGTTGTTTTCTGGCATGTGGATCTGTTTTGGAATTGGGATGGCTTTGATCGTGCTGGGCGCAATACTGAGCGCGGTGAGTTTTGTCAATTCATACGCGGTCATTTGGTTGAGCAGGACTTAATACTTATGTTGATCAAACCTTCGCAAGTCTTTGCGTTACAACAGGCGGCTTCGGTAAAACAGATGGTTGAACCGACCACTCCCATTCAGCGGATCAACCGCAGGAGTCAGGTCAGTTACAGCAACGAGGAGATCACGCCAGAGATGGCAATCACCTCTTCGGGCGTGATCGCCATTATGACACTGCTTTCGCAAGATACGGCGAGTATGCCTTTAATCTTGTATGCACGTAAAGGGCGCAATAAGTTCCGTGCCACGGACCACCCTTATTACAGATTGATGCACGACCAGCCGAACCCTGAAATGTCTGCGATGACATTCCGTGAGTTGATCGTGAGTCATTTGCTGGCGTGGGGAAACTTTTACGCGCAGATCATCTTTGACAAGACTGGCACGGCAACAGAGTTATGGCCGCTGAGACCCGACAGAATGATGGTGCAGCGGATAGAAGGCAAGAAGGTGTTTGTATATCGGACGTTTGATAACAAAACGCGAACCTTTACAAGTGACGAGATTTTGCACGTGCCTGGCTGGGGCTTTGACGGACTGGTTGGATACAGCCGCATTGCCATTGCGAGAAACGCGATCGGACTTGCGATCTCAACCGAGAAGTATGGCTCAAAGTTCTTTGCAAATGATGCGCGGCCTGGTGTGGTGTATCAGCATCCCTCACAGCTTTCAGATACGGCATACAAGCATCTCAACCAATCTTTTGACGAGAATAAGGGCGCGGATAATGCCTGGCTGCCGAAGATCTTGGAAGAGGGAATGACCATCAAAGAGATCGGCATTCCGAACGATGACGCGCAATATTTACAGACACGATCTTTTCAACTGGCGGAAATCAACCGCATCCTTGGGCCCGTGCCGCCGCACATGATCGGCGATGTTGAGAAGAGCACGAGCTGGGGAACGGGGATTGACAGCCAAGAACAGGGATATGTGAACCATACCTTGCGTCCGCTGGCGGTGAGGATCGAGCAGCCGCTTAACTCACAATTACTTTTACCGTCTGACCGTGAGCAGGGATACTTTTTTGAACATTTGTTCGATGGACTGCTACGCGGCGATATAGCGACACGTTACAGCGCGTATGTGCAGGGCATTAACAACGGATTTATGACGCGCAATGAAGCACGCGAGCGCGAGAATTTGAACCCGCGTAATGGGCTGGATGAGATGGTGCAGCCGTTGAATGTTACGACGGTGGGAAGCACACCAAACACGCCAGCAACACCTGCACAGCAGAACGCTTTGCGGCCAGTGTTCCATGACGCGGCGCTGAGAGTGGTACGGCGTGAGATGAACGACCTGCGGGGAGCGGTTCGCAGGCATTTGAGCAAGGGACAAGACGCTGTGTTTGCCGAATGGCAGGAACAGTTTTATAGCGAGGATATGCCCGCATTCATCCGCAAGCAGTTCGCGCCGATCGTTGAAGCGCATGATCAGTTATTTGGCGGAGATGGTTCAGTTGAGAATGTGGAGCTGTTCTTTAGCGGATACATCGAAGGGCGTAAGAAGTTGATCAACGGCAAGAACGCCGATCAGCTTGAACAGATGGCTGATGCCTGGCTTGAGAATTTACCCGATGTGCTGACTGAGAACGTGATGCAGGTCTTGAACGGAGTTGAGTATGAATAAAACCAAAGTAATGCCTGTGTTGTATTCGCTGCCAGTTGTTGAGACTTTGACCCTGCCGAAACGGGCAGAGTTATTGCCAAAGATCGAAAGCGGCGAGTTGGAATATTTGGATTTTCGCGCAAATGTTTTCACGAATGGATTGAACAGAAACCCTTATCGTTTTCGTGATGAGGATCTTGCGGCGTTCGCTGTTTCGTTTGAGGGTCAACCATTTTTGCGTGACCATGAAACAGGCGAGATCGAAGCGCGAGAAGGAACCATTTTGACTTCGGCGTATAACGGGCAGGCATTCGTGCAAGACATCCGCATTACTACCAGGCGCGGGATGCTTGATTATCTTGAAGGGCGAATTGACCGCTTTTCAATCGGATGGTTTTACGACGATTGTTTGTGCTCGATATGCCAGAGCGGGTTTTTCTCGAATACCTGCACACATTGGCCTGGGCAGAAGTACAACACGCTTGAAGGTGAGAAGACCTGTGAACTTATTTTCATAAACCCGAAAGGCAAGGAAACCAGCGCGGTGAATGTGCCAGCGGTTGAGGGAACGGGGATCGTGGCGCAGTTGAAAGAATATAAACGTGAATTTCTCGGGGTCGAAGAGATCGCCGAGCTTAAGCAATCGGACATCAATCTAGCTGACGGGCAGGAGCCTGTGAGTGTAGATGCAACCGAACCAGACGCGCAGGCGCGCGAATCAGGTTCACGGATGCGCAGAGTGAAGATTGCACAATTTAGCATTTCAGAAAATTTAGGAGACACCATGAATATCCGTGAATTATTGAAACAACGCAACGCTCTAGTTGAGGAAGCCAAGGGTCTGACCGAATTGGCGGACACTGAAAACCGCGACTTGACCGAAGACGAGCGCAACCGATTCAATGCCATTCTTGGCGATGAAGGCGAAGCTGTAACACTCGCCAAGCAGATCGGCACCATTCTTGCAGAGCGTGAGCGCTTGCAGGAAGCTGTGGCTTTGAAGTTTGAAACTGCCGAGGCTGAGAAGCCCGAGCCGCAAGCACCCGCAGCCAAGACCAGCATGAAGCGCGGTGAATTCAACGCGCTGAACGCATCCGCTCAAGCCGCTTTTGTGCGCGGCGGCGGAAAAATCCAAGATTAACCCTGACCCCCTCTGCCCTTTGGGCATCTTTCCCAAATGCTTCGCATTTATGGGAGAACTATTATAAGGAAAATATGAAATGGCTAACACACTTACAAACTTAATTCCCGATGCGTATGCCGCATTGGATGTTGTTTCCCGCGAGCTGGTTGGGTTCATCCCTTCTGTGGCTCGTGACCCCAAGGCCGACCAGGTTGCAGTCAATGAAACTTTGCGCATTCATGCGGCCCCTGCCAATTCCGCTGGCGGTGATATTACCGCTGCCATGTCCCTGCCTTCTGCTGCTGATCAGACCTTTACCAACAAGACCCTGACCATTTCCAAGAGCCGCTTCTTCCCATTTTCGTGGAGCGGCGAAGAAGAAAAAGCTGTGGATAAGGGACCTGGTTATTTGACGCTCCAACAGGATCAGATCGCCCAGGCTATCCGCGCGGCCATCAATGAGATGGAGACCGATATTTGGACAGCCGCATACAAAGGCGCTTCACGCGCTTATGGTGCCGCTACCACTACCCCGTTTGCAAGCACTCTGGCTGACCCTGCCAACATCAAGAAAATCCTTGATGATAACGGCGCTCCGAGCATGGACCGCAGTTTGGTCATTGATACCACCGCAGGCGCAGCGATGCGCACTTTGGCGCAATTGACCAAGGCCAACGAAGCCAATGACGCGACCTTGTTACGTCAAGGTACTTTGTTGGATCTCCACGGTTTCGCCGTGCGTGAATCTTCAAAAGTTGCCGCTGTCACCGCTGGCGCGATGGCTTCTGCAACCACAACCAATGCCGCTTTGACGGTAGGACAGACAGTCCTTCCGCTGGCGACCGCAGGCACTGGTGTTGTAGCTGCTGGGGATATGTTTACCCTTGCCAATGACACAAACATTTATGTTGTGACTTCCGTGTCCTTTGCTGGCGCTAATCCTGCTTCTGGTGACAGTATCACGATCGCGGCTCCTGGGCTGAAGAAAGCTCAAGCTGCTGCGACACGCGCGATCACCGTTATCGCAACATCAACGCGCAACGTTGGCTTCAGCCGCAATGGGATTTTGTTAGCGACCCGCCTGCCTGCCATGCCCAGCGCTGGCGATCTGGCTACTGACCGCCAAGTGATCACCGACGACCGCACAGGCATTTCGTTCGAGTTGGCTGTGTATCCTGGCTTCCGCATGAACGTCTACCATGTGTCTGTGGCATGGGGCGTGAGTGTAATCAAACCTGAGCATGTTGCTGTATTGCTCGGATAATTTTTGAAGATCCGCGCGACCTCCACGCGCTGGTTGATATGTGATTTGCGGGCGGTCCCTTCCCCGCCCGCAAATCATAGCCGAGAGTGATGATGAACCTGTTGATCTTGTTGCTTATCGCTGGAAACCTGTTTACGGTGACGCTGCCGCAGTCTGTGGCGGCGCCTGTGGATGCTGGCGTTTTGGCGCAGATGGAGAATTATGGAACAACACTTGTATATGGTCATTCTGACCTTGTGCCTTTTTACGACCTTGCAGAAGGGGATGTGGTGCAGGGTATTTATGCGGATGGCAGTACAAAGAATTACCAGGTGACGCAGATCGGGCATTACTTTGCTAAGAGCACGGAGATCGCAAAGCGGGACGGGAATTTGTTGCTGAGAATTGGCAGGTTTGAGTGGATGCCGATGATGCAATTGATCCGCGAGCGATATTCGACTGTGGGCGGGATGACGTTTGTTACCTGTTACGCGGGCAACAAGGGACACGCCGCGGCGACTGGCAGGCTGTTTCTTGAGCTTGTGCCGATGGAGGAAGTGCGATGATAGCGCCTCTTGCATCCACCAGCGGAATTTCTACTTTTGCAACATCGAGG